AAATAACACTTATAAAAATGGAGAAATTATGATTAATTTTATTAAGAAGATATTTGGTATGGATACTGCACCTGTTGTAGTAGAAGAAGCAAAGGTAATTCAAAAAACAGTTACGAAAAATGGTGTAGGACATGCACCTAAGATTGAACCTGTAATTACTGAAGTTAAAAAAGCTACTGCTAAAAAAGCTACTGCTAAAAAGCCTGCTGCTAAAAAAACTAAGAAGTAACTGAGCTAGGCTCAAAACTAAAAAGGGTTGCTTTACAGTAGAGCAACTCTTTTTTTATGACTAAATATTATACGTTCATCCTATCAAGGACGGAAGTAGCATAACGCGAAGGAACGCACCTAACTTTAAAAAGGAGGGTGTTATGGAACTATGGAACCAATATTGCTGGAAGATAGCAGTTCGAGACCATAGACGTAAGCAGATATTAAAACGCTTATGGCTACGTTCAATCAACATATACATTTAATGATTTTACGTATGACTTCTGCTCTAAAATATGTTTAAATACTAGTGCAGTACAATTTTTAAACTTAATTAAGGAGTACAAGTTATGTGGACAAAACCAGAATATACAGAAATGCGTTTTGGGTTTGAAGTAACAATGTATGTATTAAACAAGTAACAATGCAGTAATTAGGAAGGAGGCTTTTGTCTCCTTTCTTTTTGGCTAAACTGATTCACTTTTGTACAAATTAACTGTTGACAAGATAAATATATGAGTGCATAATAGTATATGTGCATTAAGGCATAAACAAAGTAAGATAACCATAAAGGCTATAGGAGGCATTATAAAATGGCATCACTCGCAGAAATCCGCGCTAAACTTCAAGAAGGCGCAAACAAAGCATCCGGTGGAAACACTGGCGGCGACAACGCAATTTACCCACATTGGAATATGGCAGAAGGCAAAGAATCGGTATTACGATTCCTACCTGACGCTGACAATTCTAACACGTTCTTTTGGGCAGAACGTGCTATGATTAAACTTCCGTTTGCTGGAGTAAAAGGCGAATCTGACTCACGTCAGGTTATTGTACAAGTTCCGTGTATGGAAATGTACAACGATGGTACACCGTGTCCGATCTTAACAGAAGTTCGTCCATGGTTCAAAGACAAATCATTAGAAGATATGGGACGTAAGTATTGGAAAAAACGTTCATATGTATTCCAAGGTTTTGTAGTTGAAGACCCGTTAAACGAAGACAAGACTCCGGAAAACCCAATCCGTAGATTTATTATTGGCCCACAGATCTTCCAGATCATTAAAGGTGCATTAATGGATCCTGAGTTAGAAGAACTGCCAACAGACTATATGCGTGGCGTTGACTTTAGAATTAAGAAAACTTCTAAAGGTGGCTATGCAGACTATTCTACATCAAACTGGTCACGTAAAGAACGTGCATTAGAAGATGTTGAAAAGGCAGCTATTGATACACACGGGTTGTTTAACATGTCAGATTTCCTTCCAAAGAAACCAGGCGAAGTTGAACTGAAGGTAATGAAAGAGATGTTTGAAGCGTCAGTAGACGGTGAAGCATACGATATGGATCGTTGGGGTCAATACTTTAAGCCAGCTGGCATGAGTCAGAACACTGGTGATCCTAACAAAAAATATACACCACCTACAGCATCAACACCTGCGCCAGCGGCGGCACCTGCTCCAGTAGCAGCGGCAGCACCTGCTCCAACACCAACACCAGAGGCAGCACCTGCAACAGCAGAAGCGGCACCTGCAGATGACGGTGCTAATAGAGCGCAAGATATTCTTGCAATGATTAGAAGCAGAAACGGCAACAGCTAATTTAATACGTGCGGGATATTTACATTCGACTATCCCGCACTATTACTTTAATCTAACGAGAGGAAATATATATGGCGAAAGCATTTGACGTAAGTAAATTTAGAAAGACAATTACTAAGAGCATTTCTGGTCTTGGCATTGGCTTTAACGACCCAACTGATTGGGTTAGCACAGGCAACTTTGCACTGAACTATCTTGTTAGTGGAGACTTTAATAAAGGAGTTCCGCTAGGTAAAGTAACAGTGTTTGCCGGAGAATCGGGTAGTGGTAAGAGTTATTTTTGTTCAGCAAACATTGTAAAGTCTGCTCAAGAACAAGGTATCTTTGTAGTACTAATTGATTCAGAAAACGCACTTGACGAAGCATGGTTACATGCATTAGGTGTAGACACTTCAGAAGAAGCACTTCTTAAACTAAACATGTCCATGATTGATGATGTTGCTAAAACAGTATCTGAGTTCATGAAAGAATACAAAGAAATGCCAGAAGAAGAACGTCCTAAAGTGTTAATTGTAATTGATAGCTTAGGTATGTTACTAACACCTACTGATGTTGATCAATTTCAAGCTGGTAATATGAAAGGTGATATGGGTCGTAAGCCTAAGGCATTGACTTCACTTGTTCGTAACACCGTTAACATGATTGGTAGTTACAATGTAGGTATGGTGTGTACTAACCACACTTATGCATCACAAGACATGTTTGACCCTGATGATAAGATCAGTGGCGGACAAGGGTTTGTATATGCATCTAGTATTGTAGTTGCTATGAAGAAACTTAAACTTAAAGAAGACGAAGACGGAAATAAAACTACTACTGTACAAGGTATTAGAGCAGCGTGTAAAGTAATGAAAACACGTTACGCAAAACCGTTTGAAAGTGTTCAAGTTAAGATTCCGTATGAAACAGGTATGAATCCTTATTCAGGACTTGTTGAGTTGTTTGAAGCAAAAGGTCTTCTTAAGAAATCAGGTAATAGACTTGAGTATACTAGCCCACTAACAGGCGAAGTTATGCTAGAGTATCGTAAGCAATGGGTTGGAGAAAAACTTGATGTGGTTATGAATGATATTATAAATACACCTGTACAGGTTGAACCAATTGTAGATAACGTTGAGTTTGAGCTGGAAGAACAACCAACTGAATAATGGAGATTATAGCTTATGGGATCTGACCTAATTGCTGATATTTGGAACGCTGTATCAGAACATATACCTGATAAAGATAAACAGGAAGTAGCAAAAACTTTTATTACTACTCTTGTAGATCATGGAGTATCTGAAGTTACTATCAACGAGCTTTTTGGCGTTGATACATTTTTAGATACTGCTATCGAGTATGCCACTGACGAAGACGACAGTGAAGCATATGATGAAGATGTTGAAGATGCAGTTTGGGATGACGAGGATTAAATGAATTGGTACGATAGAGTTTCTAAAGATATTTCGAACATTCCTGCCGCAGTGCAGTACTATGAGGGTGAAATTCTTTTAGCAAAAAAAGAAACAAACGTTCATGGTAGTATTGAACAGGCGGCAGCTAGAATGCCAGGCATTGTAGAAACTAGATTCGGCCAATTACAAGAGATCGAAGCAATACTCGAATACTTAAATATCGAACTTCGCCGTTTACGAAGTCAACATTTTAGAAAATATGTTGAAAACTATCAGCGTCAACTTAGCTCACGAGATGCTGATAAATTTGTAGACGGCGAAGCCGATGTTGTTGATTTTGAGAAAATTATCAACGATTTTGCACTATTACGCAATAAGTGGCTAGGCATTATTAAAGGCTTAGACATTAAACAATGGCAACTTTCAAACATTGTTAAGCTCAGAACAGCTGGGCTAGATGACGCATCCATATAATTTTACTGAGATAAACTGCGCATATAAATACTAGTATGAAAAGAATCGTACTAGTCACAGGCGGATTTGATCCGCTACACTCCGGGCATATTGCCTATTTCAAAGCAGCTAAAGAACTTGGAAACGAGTTATGGGTTGGCGTTAACAGCGACGAGTGGTTAACGAACAAAAAGGGTATGCCGTTTATGCCCGTCCAAGAAAGAATTGCTATTATTAAAGAACTTGCTGTAGTAGACAATGTTATTACATTTAAAGATGATGAGGAAGGATCTGCATGTGGTGCGATAGACGTAGCACTTAGAACATCTGAAACAATGCATGACAGAATAGTGTTTGCTAATGGCGGCGACAGAGGTGAAGGCAATTCACCAGAAGTAGAAAAATTTTCCAACAACGATAGAGTAGAATTTGAATTTGGCGTTGGTGGGACAGACAAAAAGAATTCAAGCAGTTGGATTTTAGGAGAATGGAAAACACCTAAAACAACACGCAAATGGGGTTGGTATAGAGTACTAGATCATCAACCAGAAAATAATTTTAAAATTAAAGAACTAGTAATTGAGCCAGGTGCATCTCTTTCTGATCAAAGACATTTTAAAAGATCAGAACATTGGTATGTACTAAAAGGCAAAGTTAAAATAGATACTCAATGGAATGACATTAGTAATAGTGTAGAACTTTTACCCTTGCAACGAGGGTATGATATTGCAGTAGGCACTTGGCACAAAGCAAGTAACCCCACAAACGAATTAACACATATACTAGAAGTTCAATATGGTGAATCTTGTATCGAAGAGGATATTGAAAGACGTGACTGATTGGATCTTCATAAGCAAGGGAAATAAAGATCCCTACATCAATCGTTTTGCTAGAGGTTGCAATTCAAGTGTGGTAGATTCTAATACCTTTGATTATGACGACTCGGAAAATCCAATTGTGCTACGTGGTATCTTAAAAAAGAAATGGATGCATCGTTGTATGGAAGATGCTAGAGACTTTTACTATATGGACACTGGATATTTTGGTAATGAAATTACTAAAAGCAATCCTAATGGTTGGAAGTTTTGGCATAGAATTGTTAAAAACAATTTGCAACACAACAAAATTATTGAACGCCCATCGGCAAGATTTGAAGGATTTGGCAAGAAGTTTGTACCGTGGAATAAAAAAGGAAAGAAGATTCTTATTGCTGCGCCTGATGAAAAACCGATGAAATTTTACGATACTGATTTAGATACATGGTTATCTGAAACAGTTGAAACTATAAAGCAATACACTGATAGACCTATAGAAATTAGACAACGATCTAAACAACGTGCAGATAGAATGGTGAGTAATACGCTTGAACAAGCATTAGCTGATGATGTATTTGCATTAGTTACATTTAATTCTAATGCAGCAGTTGAGTCTGTTTTCCAAGGAATACCAGTATTTACACTAGCACCTGTTAGTGCAGCACTACCTGTTGGATCAAACGATTTAACAAAAATTGAAACACCGCATTACCCAACTCAAGACGTACTTTGGGCATGGGGATGTCATTTAGCACACGGTCAGTTTCACGATAGTGAATTAAGGACTGGCAAAGCTAAAGCATATTTGGAGGAAACATGGACTTAAAAGTATTCGTAGGATACGACACTAAAGAAGATATAGCTTATCAAGTTTGTAAGCACAGCATTGAACGTCATAGCCCTACAGCAATAGTTAAACCACTAAAACAGTCTGAACTTAGAAGTCAAGGCTGGTATACAAGAGGCAACGATAAACTAGCAAGTACTGAGTTTACTTTTACTCGCTTCCTAGTACCAGAGCTTAGTAACTTTAATGGCTGGGCAGTATTTATGGATTGTGATATGTTGCTTACTACAGATATTAAAGAACTGTTTGATCAAGCAGACGACAAGTATGCTATTATGTGTGTACATCACGACTATGCACCTAAAGAAGGCATTAAAATGGACGGACAGAAACAAACAGTGTATCCACGTAAAAACTGGTCAAGTGTTATGTTGTTTAATTGCGGCCATCCTGCTAACAAAGCATTGACTATGGATTTAGTTAACGAACCAGAAATTAACGGTGCATACTTGCATCGCTTTAGTTGGTTAGCAAGTGATGACTTAATTGGTGAAATCTCGCCCGAATGGAATTGGTTAGTAGGACACTACCAAGAGCCAACAGACGGCACACCAAAACTAATACATTACACGGAAGGTGGCCCGTGGTTTGAAAACTATCGTACATGCGAATACCATAAAGAGTGGAAAGCTGAATTACAGGACATGATGAGATAATGACACTAAGCCCTGAAGAAATCTTAGTTAAGGGATCTGGAGACAAACTAACAGTTGAGTCTTCTAACTTATCCAAACCTATGGTTATTAGAGGTGTAATTAAAAAACAACATGCTGACAACTGTGTAAAAAATAATAGAGACTATTGGTACATTGACACAGGTTACTTTGGTAATTTTCCTAGTACAGGAAATAAAAAAGGCAATAAGAAGTGGCACAGGATTGTTAAAAATGAAAATCAACTATCTACGTTTAGACCAAATTTGCCACAAGATAGATGGAACAATCTTGTTAAAGATGATCCAAGAATTCAATGGTCAGGCTGGAAGAATCACGATAAAAAGATTCTATTAGTAATGCCTAATCCTAAAGCATGTGCATGGTATAATGTTGACTATAACAAATGGGTCAAACAAACTACAAAACAGATTAAACAACATATTGATTTACCAATTGAAGTAAGAATTAAAGGTTCACGTACAGCACGTAACTTTGAATACTCAATTTACGATGCTTTTAATTCTGGAGTGTATGCTACAGTAACAATGAATAGCATGGCTGCACTTGAATCTGTTCTATACGGTATTCCAGCATTTGTTACATCGCCTTGCGCAGCTACACCTTTAGCGTCAACGGACCTAAGTCAGCTTAGTAGTCCTTACTATCCTGAATTGGATAAAATACAACAGCACTGTCATAGCCTTGCGTATGGACAGTTTACATTTGATGAAGTTGAGTCTGGTGCTGCATACAACTTAGTGGAGAAATACAGCTAATGAAATTGCTGATGAACGATAAAGAAATTGCAAACTTTTTACTGTCGTTAGTGCCAGTGCCTGAAGAGTTATTCAAATTTAATATGCAAGACAGATACTGTGCAACTTATATTCAAGACCATCTTAGTAAAAAAGCTAAATGGAAAGAACCAAATCGCAAACTGGAACCAGATGAAAAGAAGAAATTTAGAGATAAACTTCTTAAAGCTGTACGCAGAGATTTAGATGAATGGGTTGATGTAGTTAACAAAAACAAAGGCGGAATACGTGATAACTATTTTCACGCAATACATAATAACATTGAATATTTTATTGATGCATTTGGCATCGACGAAATCTTTGCAAAATATAAAGTTGCTGAATATAAAAACTTTGTAAAAGGTACTGGCGCACATCTTGGTGCCGGTGCAAACAACGAATTTATTAGAAGAAAAGAGTTTACTTCGTTTACTGATGATTGTCTAATTAGAAACACAGTTGGTAATGAAGATCTGCTTGTTACAAAAATTGATAACAACTATCCTTTTTGGTTTATTGATAGCGGTTATACAAACTTCCTCGAATCAAATAAAAAATGGCATAGACTAGTGCGTAGTCATTTACACTACGGCAAGTCTTTTGATGCACCTGCAGACAGATTAGGTAATTTTAAAAAGTTTCCTAGACCTTGGAGGAAAGACGGAGAAATTATTTACGTAATTGAACCTGGACCGTTTGCAGCAAGTATTATGCACGTAGATCTAAAAACTTGGAAGTATGATGTAGCAAAAGAGTTACGTAAGTATACTGACAAGCGCATTAGATTTAGATCTAAGGCACCTAAAAAGAAAAGAACTGACCTACATAAAGAATTGTTAAATGACGATTATTACTGCTTAGTAAACATTAATAGTAACGCAGCAACAGAAGCTATATGGGCCGGAGTTCCAGCTATAACGCTAGATACACACATAACAAACCCAGTAACACGCAATAAATTATCAGATATTAACAACCTTTATCGTGATAATATTGGATCTTGGTTATGTATGTTAAGCTATTCTCAATTTACAAAAGAAGAACTACTTAACGGAAAAGCAGCGTCAGTTGTAAAGAGACTTCCATGACGTTAACAGCAGTAGCATACTATGCTGGCATTCCGCCACATAATAACAATCCAGAAAAGCCACTAATCTTAGATAACTTTCTAGCAGGTGTTAAGGCAGCTGGTGATAATGCTATTGACCATCGACAGTTAAGTACAATTCCACATGCTGATGTTGCATTGATACAAGGGTTTGTACACGAACACGGAAAAAATGCACCTCATCTTGTTTTAAGAAAAAATGCAGTAGAACAACAACAGCAACCAGGTAAACGATCTTTAATAGTTGACAGTAATTTATTTTTAGCATACGATCAAGGAAATACAAATCGTTATTTACGATATAGTTACGATGGAGTATTTCCCACTACAGGATTTTATTTTGATACAGATGTTGATCCTACTCGCTGGCAAAAAATTAGTAGCAGATTAAATATTCAAATGAAACCTTGGAGAACTGAAGGTAATCATATTCTAGTATGTTTGCAACGCAACGGCGGTTGGAGTATGCGTGGGTATAATAGTGTACAATGGGCGAACGATACTATTGCAACTATTAGAAACATAACTGATAGACCAATATTAGTTAGAGGACATCCAGGCGATAAAAAGACAAGATACTTTCCGCAACATAAAGATGTATTTGTAAGCAATTCACCTAGTATTCTACAAGATTTAAAGAACGCATGGGCAACTGTGCTATATAATAGTAGTCCTAGTGTTATTAGTGCAATTGAAGGAGTTCCGGTATTCTTAACTGATCCTAGTCCAGAACACAGTCAGAGTCACGAAGTAGCAAATACAAAAATTAAAAGATTAAATGATCCAAAACTTTTTGATAGGCAGGAATGGATAGAAAAGTTGGCAATGTGCCATTGGAACTTTCAAGAACTAGCCTCAGGAGAGGCATGGAAACACTTTAGGAGATACATATGATTAAATTAGACAATGGATGGCATATGCCAGACAACGAAGTAAAGATGACTAGACATATTCAAGAAGATACTGATATGTATAATCCTAATTACGAAAGAAAAATTAGAGATGCTATTTTAGCAGCCATTCCGATCAAAGGAATATTTGTTGATGTTGGTGCTAACGTAGGACTTTGGTCAATGGATATGAAAAAACATTTTAGAAAAGTAGTTTCTTATGAGCCTAGTGAAAGAGTTCACGAATGCCTAGTAAAAAACTTAGGTGAGTATGATACCATTAACATTAGACGTAAAGCATTAGGCGATAAAGCTGTAACTGTACAGTTTCATGACGGGATTAAAAACTGCGGTGATAGTAAAATTGCAATGTGGGAGTCTGATGCGTTTTATTATGTTGATGTTGTAAAATTAGACGATGAAGGTATCAAGAATATTTCATTAATTAAAATTGATGTGCAAGGATACGAATTACCGGCAGTTTTAGGAATGGAAAAAGTTATTGAAGAGCAGCAACCGTGGGTAGCATTTGAAATTAATAATGATGTTGACGTTATTTGTAAGTTTTTAGAAGATAGAGGTTACGACCAAATATACATGAAGTCAAAAAGAGTGTTAATTTATGCACCAAAAACAGGACCTATGGCGCCAGCAAGTAAATTTATGGGTAGATACTTAGGACCAGGACCTTATGAAAAATTAAGTGGTAAAAGTGGTAAAGTAATTCCGTTGCAACAAGGAAGATAGTGTGAACAAGGCTGCGAAACGTATTCAAAAATGTGCTTTTAAAAGACCGTTTGTTGATTGCTTAGTAATCGGCACAGGCATGGGTGCATTTGACGAATTATTTGATTTATTTGACACTGTTTTTGTATATGACAAAGGAGCACCTAGAGTAAGACGATCTAATGTAGTATACAAAGCAAAATTAAAAGATTGCTCACTGTCAACAATCACTACTGTGTTTATAGATAGAGAATTAGTAAAAGTTTTAGACCACTTAGGCGCTATTTTAGCAAACCCTTCACCTGATGTATTCATAGCAGGAGAAGAGCCTATTGATAGAAACCAAAGTGCCAATTTGTATAGGCACAAATATAATTGTAAAATGACAACAGGAACATTTCATGTTTGGACCTGTATGAAAAACGGAGAATTTTTCCAATGACAATAAGTGTAGTAACAACATTCCACGCAAAAGGCTTACAACAGTACGGACAACGTATGATTGATAGTTTTATTGATAATTGGCCTTCAGAAATTAAGTTGCATGTATACGCAGAAGATTGTAACCCTAAAATTAAGGATCATAGCAGAATTGAATTGTATGATCTACATTCAAGTGTGCCAGAGCTAGTTGCATTTAAACAAAGATGGAAAGATGTCCCTAAAGCAAACGGTGATGTAAGTGGTGACCCTATTCGTAGTAGAAGACGTGACTCGGGTAAAGGATTTAAATGGGACGCAATTCGTTTTGCACACAAAGTATACAGTATTTTTCACTGTGCTACTATATGCGATACTGAAAGACTTATGTGGATGGATGCAGACACTTTTTGCCACAGTCCGATATCCTATAGTCGAGTAAACGATCTTGCTCCACCACACAAAGATATTTGTTTTCTTGGAAGAAAAGGTAAGTTTTCAGAATGTGGACTATATTCAATGACGCTAGGTAACAAGCAAACAACACGCTTTATGAGAGAATTTAAAAGGGTATACGAAGAAGCAGAAAACAATGGTATCTTTCAAATGGAAGAGTGGCATGACAGTTATGTATTTGATGTAGTTCGATCAAGAGTACCTATGAACGAGTGGAATTGGGCCGAAGGCCTAGTTACTGGTGAAGGCCACCCGCTTATTAATTCGATGTGGGGAGCATATCTTGATCATCTCAAAGGTGGACGTAAACAATTAGGTAAAAGTAAACGCACAGATTTACTTGTGCCTAGAACTGAAGCATACTGGAATCAGTAATGTGGATGTCTATGAAGTTTAGGATATGGAGGGAGTATGGCGCACTTAATAGTAAACCTATTTTTGATGCTTTTGAACACAGCATTATATCTAGTGGGCACAGTGTTGTTAACGATGATACTAGTGCCGACGTTAATGTTATTTGGAGTGTTTTGTTTAATGGTAGAATGGGGCCTAATCAAACTATCTGGAATCAGTCCAAACCCACCATCGTCCTTGAGGTAGGTGGTATCAAACGAGGCACTACATGGAAGGTAGGAGTAAATGGGATTAATAGAGATGCTTACTTTGGGCCCAATAATAATAACAGTGATCGCCATCGTTTACTCGGTTTATCGTTAAAGCCTTGGAGTACTGACGGAGAATTTATTCTCATAGCAGGACAGCACGATAAAAGTTTACAATGGAAAAACATGGTACCAATGAGCAGTTGGGTCATGGATACTATTGATACTATTCGAACACACAGTGACCGCCCTATACTATTCCGACCACATCCTAGATGCCCGTTACATTCTATAGAACATCAGTTTAAAAACGTATATAGGCAAAACCCAATACAACTGCCAAATAGTTACGATGACTTTGACCTAGATTTTAACCGCATATACGCTACTGTAAGCTGGAGTAGTAACCCGGGTATACATAGTGTCATAGATGGCGTTCCAGCGTTTGTAGGGCCCAGCTCGTTAGCGTATGACGTGGCTAATACCGACTTATCTCAAATAAACAATCCGCTAATGCCAGATAGACAGCAATGGCTTAACGATTATGCACACACCGAATGGACAGTTACTGAAATTGCAGACGGACTTCCATTAACACAATTAGAAAATTACCTAGAAACTAAAATTACTTCTTGATTTATATCGTTAACTGTTGTATAATAGTATTATGAGACAGCATAGTTATACAGAAGATTTATTCATCGATTTTGTCGAAACAGTCGAAAGAGAATTCTATTCATTGCAGTATCAAGATAGATCTGCAGCGCATAGTTTTCACACGGCTCTTGTTGAAGGCAGACATCTAACAGAAAAACAAGCACAGTATGTTTTAAAGATTCTTTTCAAATACAGAAAAACAGTTGGGAAAGAACTTGACTATGCTAATCATATGGAGATGCCTCAATGGAAACATCCGTTTAGACAAATAGACAATTCAAAGAAAGTATGGATTGAAACAGTAGGCAAAACACCAGCCATTGTACTTAAATTTCCATTCGGTTTCAAACAAGAGTTTGATGACTTTATTAAAGAAATTAAATACAACACAGATTATAAAAAGAATCAGTGGGATGCTGAACGTAAGGTAAGACTGCTAGGCTTTTATGATTACAACGTACTCTTATTAAAAGAATTTTTAGTAAACGCAGGATTTGAACTATCTTTAGAGTTTCATGATGCTGTTGATAGAGTTGAAGAAGTATTTCAAGACCAAACCGAATATGTTAAACGTTGTAAAATTGTAGAAGGTAGTGTTGAACTAGTTAATCCTAGTGAAAGTGCAGAAATATATTTTAGAAGAAACAAAACTACAAGTTTAGACAACAACTTAATTTTAGCTAAATCTTTAGGTCATACACTTCATCAAAAGACTGGCAAACTTAGTATTGCTAAGAAAATTGCTTCGACTCCGTCAAATGCATTTTGGATTAAAGATCTAGCTGAGTTTATAAAATTAGGGTATTTGGTAAATGGTAGAATTGGCATTATTTTAGATCGTACTAGCCAAGCAGGAACATGGTTAGAAGACTTGTTAGAAACTATTGCTATTAATAATTTTAACAAATCTGATTTTAGAGTTTGTTTTAGAGCCGGAAAACATGATGATCCAAAATTTAACAATTGGGTAAGAGATAACGGCCTAGGCGGTAAGATTGATGGTGCTAAGTTCTTAATCTTCAATCAAAAACCTCCAAAGTGGTTGTATAAGGATGAAAACGATGTTATAATACTAGCAAGTAATCAGTTGTTTGCACCTACTAACACTATGGCAAGACATCTGTTTAAAAACCATAACTGTGTAGTGTATGTTGGCGACATACAACCTACAAGAGACCAACGTGAGGAAGACCTAATTGAATTGTAAACTTATTATCAAAGACGAGGTGAACATTAAAGTAGATGGTCTTGCCATTGAGACACGAAGAAAGATTGCTAACAAGTTAAAATATGACTTGCCGTATGCTAGGCACATGCCTGCATATAAGTTAGGCCGCTGGGACGGTACTATGACTTTCTTTGGAATTGGCGGAACAGGGTTCCTTGCACACTTAGATATTATTATTCCTACTATTACCGGTGACGGATATGAAATTGAAGTAATAGATCATCGTACTGCTCCAGAGTTAACGTTTACACCTATTACAGAAAACTATTGGGCCGATCAAGGAAAAGTATGGCCTAAAGGACATCAGTTAGAAGGACAGCCTATTGTACTTAGAGATTATCAATATGATGTTGTTAACCAGTTCTTAGAAAATCCACAAAGTTTACAAGAAGTAGCAACCGGAGCAGGTAAAACTATTACTACTGCTACACTGAGTCACTTGTGCGAACCTTATGGACGTAGTATTGTAATTGTTCCTAACAAAAGTCTTGTTGTGCAAACAGAAGAAGATTATCTTAATTTAGGACTTGATGTAGGTGTATACTTTGGTGATAGAAAAGAACTAGGAAAGACACACACTATCTGTACATGGCAAAGTCTTAATGTATTAGATAAAAAAGGCAAATACAATGACGCACTAACATTAGCAGAATTCTTAGAAGGCGTTAATACAATTATTATTGACGAAGTGCATCAAGCAAAAGCAGATGTTCTTAAAAAACTGCTTACAGTAAATTTAAAAAATGCTCCAATTCGTTGGGGACTAACTGGAACTGTACCTAAAGAACCTTGGGAATTTCAAGGCATACTTGCAGGCATTGGTCCAGTAATTAACAATGTTTCGGCACACGATTTACAAGAGAAAGGTGTACTTGCAAAGTTAGATATACAAATTTTACAAACAAAAAATATTGAGGAATTTAGAAACTATCAAGAAGAATATACTTGGTTGGTAACAGATCCTAATAGAATATCTTGGATATCTTCTAAAGTGAAAGAATTTTCACTAACTGGTAATACATTAGTATTAGTAAACAGAATTGATACAGGTAAAAAAATTATAGAACATATACCTGAAGCAGTTTTTGTTGCTGGCGAAATGAAATTAGCTGATAGGAAAGATGAGTATGATGAAATTAAAACAAGTGATGGCAAAATTATCATTGCTACCTATGGCGTGGCTGCTGTCGGGATTAATATCCCTCGCATATTTAATCTGGTGCTTATTGAACCTGGCAAAAGTTTTGTTAGGGTAATTCAAAGTATTGGACGTGGGGTACGTATTGCTGAAGACAAGGACTTTGTACAAATATGGGATATTACATCAACGTGTAAATATGCAAAACGCCATTTAACTGAACGCAAGAAGTTTTATAGAGATGCAAAATATCCGTTTCATATTACAAAGGTAGATCAATAAGAAGATAAAAAATACTTGACTTAGATGGATTAATCTGTTATAATACAGTATAAAGTATCTAGTAAAAAACTATAAAAGTGATACAGTTGCGTATTACTATAACGGAGAATAAATGAGTAGAATATTAACATTGGAAAACAAGGCGTTTAATCTAAACGAACTGCCGGACGAAGTCGAAGAAGATGCAAGATTTAGTGTACTAGATAATTCGGATGCAAGTTATCCTGATTTCTACTTTATGCCTTTGATATTTCTTGAGTCTTTTAACAGCCCAGCTATCTTAATGAATATTGGTGGATATGAAATACAGATGCCACTAGATTGGTGTATGCTTGTTGGAGATAGTGACTGCGGAACAGACCCTGAGGTATTGCCGTTAACTTCAATTAATGAACGTGGATTTGAAGCATTTGTTATAAACCCTATTAAAGGTTACAGATCAGAATTTGCAGCAGTAGAAATTATTAACATCTATCAAGATGTTCGTTGGTACTTTCCTAAGATGAAAAATGGACAACTGCTAAGTGTGCCATTACATGATGGGCATAATCCATTGTGTGCATATTTTGTTAAAGAAATTAGCAGGCAGTCAGAACAGGTCGAATTGGCTAACCTACTCTGATAATTAAGTTAGTACATTATAAAATGTTTTTAGGAGAATTATGATGAGCATAAAAGCAGGTAAAATTTGGGGTTCTACAGAATTAATTCACGCTAATGGCGTACTTGAGTTCCACCGAATTGAATATAAAGCTGGATTTAAATGCAGCGAACACGAACATGAATTTAAATGGAATGGCTTCTTTGTAGAGTCAGGAAAGATGATTGTACGTGTATGGCAAGAAGATCAAGAAGGATTAGTAGATGAAACTATTCTTGAAGCAGGAGACTTTACACAAGTTAAGCCTGGTAAGATACATCAGTTTGAAGGTGTAGAAGATGGCGTTGCATTTGAGTTGTATTGGGCAGAGTTCAATCACAATGATATTAAACGTAGGTCTGTAGGTTCTTCTGTAAAATGAAATTAGGTGTTGTATCGACATTTAGCGATAAAGGTTATCATGAATACGGTAAGCATTTCGTAGAGAGCTGTAGACGATTTGTTGATCCTAATATAACAGTTTACATTTATGTAGATAATATTGTAATTGAAAACCCGCCAGCAAATTTTGTTATTAGAAAATTAGAACCTTCAGTACCAGAGCTTACAGAATTTAAAAAACGTAATGCTCATAGAGTACCGGGTAAATTTATATATGACGGTGTAAGATTTAGTCACAAAAGTTATTGTATATGGCATTGTGCAAACAACGCTGATGTTGATACGTTATGTTGGATTGACAGCGATGCTGAAATATTCAACCGTATTACTAAAGAATATCTTAAATCATTTTTGCCAGACGGATTATTTGTAAGTTATTTAGGAAGACCGCATTATACAGAAACAGGGTTCCTTGCGTTTGATTTAACGCACAAGCACTCTAAAGAATTTTTTGATGTGTGGAAAGAGTATTATACAAACGATACCATCTACGACCTAGCAGGACAATTAGATTGTCATGCGTTTGACGCTGCGAGAGAAAGACTTGAACAAGAAGGAAAGATACACAATTTTGATATTGCTGGTGTACGTTTCCCAGGGTTAGGTAAAAATCATTTTAATGCAGCACTTGAAAATCACATTATACACTACAAAGGTGATCGAAAATTAAAGAGAGACGAGCAATTAGCTCGTGCATTGAAACGAATGAACAAAGGTAAAAACTAAGATGAGTGTTAAAGGAATCAACGGACTGAAGCATAAAAAAGAAGCAGAATTTATTCTTCAGATAACTCGTACAGCAACAATTAGAGAAGAAAAAACTTTTGTTGTTGATATGTACGAAGGTAAAGATTTAATTGAAAGTCGTAAGTTGCCCGGATATAGTAAAGCGTATGCAGAAAGCTGTGCTGAGAACTGGGAAAATGGTGTTATTGAAAAATGAAAGTAGTACTAACAGGTCATAAAGGGTTTATTGGTAGTCACTATCATGATTACATTAAAGGCTCCAATGACGTTACTACATACGATTTAGCATCAGGACAAGACTTGTGTAATTTAGAGATAGTTTCTCAAACACCAGATGCTGATGTTGTAGTGCATATGGCTGCAACAAACGGAACTAGATTATTCTACGAAACGCCTACAGCAGTTGCATTTAATAATACAATTCCTACATTTAACTTAATCCAACGCTACATTAACACCAACGCAAAGTTTGTGTTTACTAGCACATGCGAAATTTTTAATGGAGCAATTGACAACGGTTATTACGATGTTCCAACAGACGAAAATGTTCCAGTAATGTTTAACGACATTATAAATCCACGCTGGAGTTATAGTATTCCTAAAGCACTAGGTGAAAACTTAGTAGCTAACTCAGGACTTAAATGGTTAGTCATACGTTACTTTAATATATATGGTCCGCGACAAAAGGATCATTTTATTAGTGAATTTGTAGAACGTGTAGCAAAAGGCGAGTATTATATCAAAGGTGACGACACTCGTAGTTTTTGTTATATAGACGATGCTGTTAAGTTAACACACGAACTTATTGAAAACCACGACAATCAGATTATCAACGTTGGTAGACAAGAAGAAAATAGTATCAGTGATGTAGCTAGAATTATTATGGACATTATGGGAGTTGACCCAGCTAAACTTGAAGTACTACCTGGACTAAAAGGTAGTGCAAAACGCCGTTGTCCAGATACATCTAAATTACTTTTATCAACAGGCCCTTTTGAGTATACACCATTAAAAGTTGGTCTTAAACAAACAGTGGAGTCATTATTATGAAATTAGGAATCATAGGTGCTGGTACAGTTGGCACTGCAAATAAACTAGGATTCGAACACATCGGGCATAAAGTTGTGTCGCACGATATTAAACTTGATACAAAAATTACAGATATCATGGACACAGATATTTGTTTTTTGTGCGTTCCAACACCTAGTACTGACGATGGAGATTGTAATACTTCGATTATTGAAAGTGTAATAGACGAACTTGCTAGTATTGAATACAAAGGTATTATTGCTATTAGAAGTACAGCCGTTCCAGGGTTTACACAAAGTATGATCGAAAAACATAAAAACTTAACTATTGCGTTTGTTCCAGAGTTTTTACGTGAGCGTTGTGCATTAGATGACTTCCTTAACAATCATAAATTACTTGCAGTAGGCACACATGACATTTGGGTACACAGAAAAATGGTCGAGTGTCACGGAGATTTACCACAGAATATAGTACACTTAACACCGAACGAAGCAGAAGTGCTTAAATACTATAACAACGTTTATGCCGCAGTAAGGGTTACGTTTGCAAATGTTATGTATGAAATTTGTGAAAAACTAAACTGTGACTACAATACTATTAAGAATGCATATATTAAAACAGGCAAAGCAATTGACATGTACTTAGATGTTTATCCGGATCTAAGAGGATACGGTGGTGCATGTTTACCTAAAGATACTAAAGCTCTTGCAGGGCTTATTAAAAAATTAGACTTGCCTTTTGACTTGTTAGATGTTGTCACGGAGGACAACAGCAAAGTAAAAAAGACCGTGTTTAATGGAATGAGGGAAGATTAATGGACCACGTAGCTGCTGAAGATTTAAAAGATATTATTAAATGGCCAGGTGGCGTACGTCCTCACATCTTAGATATAGGAGCAAACCAAGGGCAGTTTGCTAGAGAGATGAGAGAAACATTTGGCAATGCATTTATCTATTCCATTGAAGCTAATCCCATTTGTGAAGTTAAATTGCAGAAAGGAATGAAACACGGTACTGTTAACGAATATCAAATTGTTGCATTAGGCAAAGAAGAAGATACATTAGATTTCTTTCGAAATAAAACTAAGCCACAAGGAAAAGGTGCAAGTTTTTATCCTGAGATTACAGATACAAATCTTGAGTGCGTAAAGATTCCTGTTAGGAGATTAGATGATGTAATTCCAACTGACCATTATCATTTAATTAAAATTGATGTGCAAGGTGCTGAAGCAGATGTAATCACCGGTGGCGAAACTACAATTCAAAAAGCAAAATATGTTATACTGGAATTAGCAATCACTCCGTACAATGAAAATGCTCCACTAGGTATGGAATTAGTTGAGCAAATGAATAACTTAGGATTTGGTTTAATATCATGTATTACTGAACATTCAAATGACGGAAACGTAATTCAAATTGACGGTGTGTTTGGTAAAGAACAAGAAAACAACACAGCAGTTATGGAATATTTTAATTAATGCATTATAAACTAGACTACGAAAAACAAGTGCATTCACAGCACGGCGAAGATGGTATCATTGAACAAATGACTAATGCTATCAAAAACCCAGATCTAACTTTCTTAGAACTTGGCTGGGGAGATGGCGGCACAAATATGACTAACTATCTACAGTTTGATAAAGGCTGGACCGGTATAGGTGTTGACGCAAAAGAAAATCCTAAAGGTGCTAATAGGTTTACTGATAAGTTTACACACGTTAACTCTTTTGTGTATCCGCATAATGCAAAGACATTTATTAAAAATATTCCTTATAACCCAGACTTTTTTAGTTTAGACATTGATAGCTATGACTACGCTGTTGCACACGAACTATTTTTAAATTGTGGGTTTAGACCTAAAACAGTGTGTGTTGAATTTGCAGATACATTTGGTCCAAATACAATTGGTAGTTTTCCGTATGTTGCAAGTATGCCATATAAGACTCTTAGAAAAGGTAAATTAACAACGTCTGGATGTAGCTTAAAGAAATGGCAGTTGTTCTTTGAAAAATTTAATTATACATATTTTGGCTTCGACACAAGTAGTACAAACTGCTTTTTTTATAACCCGGACGAGTGTAACACAATCGATCTTAACATATTAGAAATTACAGAATTATCTTATACCAACGACACTGAAATAAAAAAACATATTCGTGCTAGTGTATGGAACGAACATTATGATAAAATTTTTAGTTTAGACTTAGGAGTCTAATAATGCAACAAGAAAGGAACTGTCATGCAACACAAAATAAGCGAACTGTGCGACAAGGTCGCAGTTATCTATGTAAAGTCCGAGCAACTAAGAAAATTAAAATATAATGTACCTAAAGAACAGCAAGACAAAAGCCAAATAGATTTTCTTGTTGCAGATATACAGACTCTGTGCAGGGAGGTGGGTTACGACAGAGGCCCATACTCTAAATAGTGGATGTAAGCGATAAAGAGATTGCTAGATTGTTTTTTATAACTAAAGGACATCTTGTACAAATGAAGACAATGGCTGAGTGCTATGACGGATACTTTAGACGCATGTGGAACAATCACGAAGCAACATATCGCGAAGAAGGTTTTGAAGAAGCATGGAGAAAATATAAAAATGATATCTAAAGAATACCAAGAAGTACTTTCACTAATACACAGTGGAACTAAATTTGGAAAAAGATCAAAGATACCAGAACATTTGAAAAAGTTCATTTCAAAAAATCATATTAGATCTATGATCGATTTTGGCTGCGGCAAAGGTCAGTTAATTGACGTGCTAAAGCACAACTACCCTACTATAGATATTATGGGCTATGATCCTTGTAATCCAAAATTTAATGTACCATTAAAGAAAGTTGATTTAATCTTTTCAACAGATGTGTTAGAACATATCGAACCCAATCACCTCGACAAAACACTACAAGAAATCAAAGAACACAGTGATTATGTGTATCATCTAATAAGTTGTGCGCCAGCCAAACTTATACTTCCAGACGGGCGTAATGCACATCTTATACAGCAAGAGCCAGAATGGTGGAAACAGAAGCATTTGGATTTGGGATACGAGATACTCAAAGAAGAATACCGATCTTTTAGCAAATATTCAAAACAACTTGGCAGATCTATCCCAGTTAAAAACTATTTTATAATGGCAAAACTAACTTAAAAACTTCTTGCTTTTATCGTATTATGATAGTATACTGTATATATGATTAGAATAATATTTGTATCATTGTCTTTATTGCTTACAGGGTGTAGCACCACAATAGCAGTGTTAGACGTTACTGCTTCTACAGCTATCTACGCAGGTAAGACAGTTGTAAACACAGTTGATATGATTACACCAGATATAATAAACAAGGACTAACATGTCAGGCTTAAAACTAAATGAAATTCTAGCAGCAGTAGATATGAACGCAAAACATTTGTGGGATGAGCTAACAGCTGATCAACGCAAAAGTGTTGTTTACTTTACACTTAATCGTTACATAAGCAATGTAAATGGGCCTAGAGAGCTAAAAGAACATTACGTAATGCTAGGTAACGAACGCTTTAATAAACATTTATTTTTGCTTTTAAACAAACATAACAAGTTACTTTGGCAACTTGCATGTAGTTGTGGGCATGAAGAGAAAAACATTCACAGGCATGAGTGGCTAGGGCTTAAAAGAGAAAAGAATAAAAAAGAAGAGTTCTTAAAGACGTTGTTTCCACAGATGAAAAGTGCAGACGTTTCTACAATGGCTGCAATTACTGACAACAAAGAAATTAAAGAATACTGTAAAGATTTGGGCTGGGATAAGAAGCAGATAAATGCAATTAAATTATAAATGTGATTATTGCAAAAAAGAATTTGCAAAAGAAAAAACATTATTCGTACACGTATGTGAGCCGAAGAGACGTCACTTGGCTAAAAATGAAAAGCATGTACAGTACGGTTTACTTACATTTAGAAGATTTTATGAGTTTAACAATCCAACTGCAAAAGCAAAAACATTTGATGATTTTGTAGGAAGTCCTTACTATAATGCCTTTGTAAAGTTTGGCAGTTTTATGGTTAATACAAATCCTATATACCCAGAACGTTTTTTAGACTTTGTTGTTAAGAGCGGAGTTAAACTAGATCACTGGTGTCGCGATGCAATGTATGATACATATGTTGAAGAGCTTCTAAAGATTGAGCCAGCCGACGGAGCAATACAACGTAGTATACAAGCTATGATGGATTGGGCTGACAACAACGATGCTGAATGGAATCACTACTTTAGCTATTGCAATATGAATAGAGCAACACATGATATTAAGGAAGGTAAGATTAGTCCGTGGATATTATTAAATTCTAAAGCAGCAAAAAAAATGATGCAGAGCATGACTGACGAACAATTAAACATTATTGGTCCTGTTGTTAATCCGCAATTTTGGATGTCACGATTTAAAAGATTGCCTGCTGATGTAGAGTTAGTAAGAGAAGTTATTAAAGAGGGTAACATATCGTGAAGACGAAGCAAAGAAAACTATTAAGTGGTAGAGAAGTACCGCAACTTGAACGAGTTGCTAATCTTAGTATAATAACAAAGTGTCCTGAAAAGTGGAAGATAGTTGATATGGAAACAGGCGAAGAATATGTTGCTAGTGGGTCGTTTGAACTCTACAAGCAATGGACAAGGATAAAATGATTTTAGCAATCTCATTTACACTATTATGCTATGTATTACCGATATATATGTTAGTGAAGATGAATAAAGAAGAACCAAAATAATGCCAGATATTGATATAGATTTTGTTAACAGAGATGAAGCACTGAAGCATTTTAAGCACATCAGAGCAAGTCGTATTGACGATAATAAACTAGTCAAACATAATACTGGTGTGTATATGCACGAAGTTCCAGTAAACGCTGAAACAAATTTATGCGCAATTCCGCATAAAGAAGCAGAGGATGTTGGATATTTTAAACTAGACTTTCTTAACGTTGGCATATACAAAGATGTTAAAGATGAAAAGCATTTAGATGAATTAATAGAAAAAGAACCTGTGTGGGAGTTACTACTTGAAGATGACTTTACAGACTTGCTTTTTCATGTTAACGGACACGGTGACTTGTTACGTAAACTAAGTCCTGATACAGTTGAAAAACTTGCAGCAGTACTAGCAATGATACGTCCTGCAAAAAGACATTTAGTTGACGAAGGTTGGAATATCATTATGTCTGAAGTATGGAATAAGCCTAGTGACGATGCATACTTTTTTAAGAAGTCACACGCAACTGCGTATGCACTTGCAGTTAAGGTACAGATGAATTTATTAAGCGAGGGAGTAAAATGAAACTAAGCATTGAAAACATTGGTGGAGAAATCGCAAAAGAAGATTCAAGATATATTGTTAGAGATAACAAGACTCTTAAAAACTTAGTATTAAGTAGTACATTTTTAGAAGCAAACAAGAGTACTACAGGACATGCACATGTTGGCCAAGAAGAAATTTATTTCTTTATTAAAGGCAAAGGTGAGATGGAACTAATAAACACCAACGGAGAACGTACAGTAGAACAAATACAAGATGGTGATGTTGTTTTAATTCCAGATGGGCACTTTCATAGAGTACATAACACAGGAGACTACGGATTATATTTTGTCTGTGTCTTTGATGGAAAGAGGAACCATTAATGGAAAATTTTATACACACGTTTCAAGTAGGTGAAAAAGTATGCGATGACTTAATTGCGTACCATGCTCAAAACGACGAATACAAATCTGCAGGTGTTGCAGGAGGCATAGTAGATCACAACATTAAAGAATCTACTGATGTAATTTTTTATAACAGCAGTCAAGATGACAGAGTACAAAGATATTTTCAACAGTTACAAATGGGCTTTGACCAATATATTACAAAGTTTAATTTACAGCATTTACATCTTTCAACAGAAGATCATAATTTAATTCAGCATTATCCTATTGGAGGTGGCTTTAAAGTTTGGCATTTTGAAAGAGACAAAGGTGACGAATCTCGACAACTAGTCTACATGACATACCTTAACGATGTACCAGACGGTGGCACAGCATGGAAGTACCAAGACTTTGAAATTGAAGCCAAGAAAGGCTTGTCAGTTATATGGCCTAGTGATTTTACACACACGCACAAGGGAATAGTGTCACCAACTTCAGAAAAGTGGATCGCTACAGGATGGTTTAACTATCAGTAGGTTTCGGTTTACGGACTAATGTAATTGACTTACGTTTGATTCTTTTAGTAATAATTGCGTTTAAACTTGTTATTGGTCCAAACAATACAGCAACATCTTTACTAGTAAAGTTACGAATAGCATACTTAAACTTATAAATTTCTGAAGATAAAAATATGTTGATAGGTATCATTCTGTTCGATTCCCACCACCACGCTTCACCTAGTTCGATAAATTCGTCTCTAGCTGTTTGTGTTTTTAGTTTCTCATAGTCGTAAAACGATGTGACGTTATTATCCTGATTAATAATAATGCCGACATACTCTTTATCAGCATGTGTTAACACACTAATAAACGGGAAGTTTTCTTGTAAGTTATCTGTTATTCTCATATTTTTGTTTTTCGATAAATACCTATATGCAAAGTCATTCAATATATTTATATCCAAATTTACTCGACGTATACGATAATGGTATTTCGGGCAATTGGATTGTGGAGAGAAAACGTATGGTCTATAATAGAGGACTGATTGCTTACCGTAGTGTCGACAATAGAATCGATTTACAAGTAAGGAACAGTAATGAAAAAAAGTATAATATAACAGGTTCAACTGTTGTGTTTAACATCGTGAACAAAGAGAACAGCGATCTTATTCTTAGTAAAGATTGTGCAGTAGATGATCTAACACTTGGAAGAGTTTACGTAGTATTAACAGCAGACGAACTAGCAGCACTAGAACCAGGGTTTTATAGCTATAGCATAGTAAAAGAAGTTAGAGCAGTAGTTGACTCCACCGACTACAAAGTAACTTCGAGAACACCGCTATTCTTTGATCCTCATTACGGTGCTTTAGGCAACTTACATATTATGGGCGATGTGCTTGGAACTCCATACAACACTGTTGAAGTTTACAAGTTTAACAAAAATATTGACTGGAACTCGTCAACATTTGTTCCGTCGAATACTCCACAATTTGATAATCCTAGACCAAACTATAACCAAACTAACACATCAAATACAGTCTATGAAGAACATCATTTTAGCAGTTTAGTTGATGCACAGCCAAACATGTCTAGCCCAAACAGTTTGCATACATTCCAATTTTATTTTAAAGATTATACTGGCAATGTAGTAATACAAGCAAGTCTAGGTGACGGCGGAAAACCAAGCGAACAGAGTTTCTTTGACTTACAAGATTTTGATATTACTGCATCAGAATCAAATGTATTCAAAAATCAATCTGGAAAATATAACTGGTTTAGAATTAAGCACACCCCAACTAATACTAACACAGGCGCACTAGATAAATTTTTAGTACGTTAACCGAAAAAGGTTGACTTTAATACTAAAGATGCTATACTAGTTGTATGACTCTGGTATTAGATAAGTTTAGAACTCTCATTCCTGCTCGTGCAAAAACTAGCCCTAGTGGTTGGACTAGTTTTAATGCTCCGTGCTGTCATCATCGCGGCCACAGTACTGATAAACGTAAACGTGGCGGATTACGATTTGACATGGGTGTTGTATTCAATTGCTTTAACTGCAAGTACACTGCAAGTTGGCAACCAGGTCGGCCGATATCAGGCAAGTTTAAATCGCTGTGTATATGGTTAGGTGCTAACGAACAAGATATTAATCAATTAATATTTGAAGCACTAAAAACAGAGTCGCCTGAGTATCAACCTCGAGAGGTATCTGAAACAGTTACATTTACACCTAAAGCACTTCCAGAGGGTGCATTAGCAATTAGTGAATGGCTTGATGCAGACCTTTCAACAGATGAAGAAGCTAGTCTAGCCGAAGTAGTAAAGTATGTTGTAGATAGAAACTATGATCCATTAAGTAACAATTTTTACTGGACATCTGAACCTGGGTATAATGATAGAGTTATTATTCCTTTTAGGTACAAAGGAGTTGTAGTTGGTAATACTGCTAGGAAAGTTTCTAATGGACGTCCTAAGTATCTGTCAGACCACCATCCTCATTTTGTTTTTAATATTGACGAACAAAAAGAAGATCAGAAATATATATTTGTAACAGAAGGTCCGTTTGATGCACTAGCAATAAACGGTGTTGCTTTGTTAACTAATAATATACACGAGCAACAAGCACAAATTATTAATGGGTTAGGCCACCAAGTAATTGTTATTCCAGATCAAGATGAAGCTGGAGGGCAGCTTATTACTAAAGCTAACGAGTACAACTGGCATATTGCATTTCCTAATTGGAGCAATGATGTTAAAGATGTTGCAGATGCAGTAAGTAAATACGGTAAGATGTTTGTATTAGTAGATGCAATAAAAACAGCAGTACAAGGCTCTATTAAAGTAACAATGGCAAAACAAAACTTTGAGAGAAAACTTAATGAAGAAAATTAAACAACTATGGTCTAGTATCAAAGAACGATATTATACATGGAAAATTAAAAGGAAACTGAAAAATAAAGATTCTTCAGATCCTTTTATATACAAGTAAGGAAGGTATGGTGATTAGAATGAAGACGGAATTTGAAACAGGAATATTTGAAGTTCTGAAGAATTTACTAAAAGGCAACAGTGTAGTACTAGCAGGAATTTATACTCTAGGACATATTGTTATTGCGATGACAGTTGTTAGCTTAATGACTAAGGCAAGCCTATGGGAAGCAGGAACTGTTGCGTTAGTAGAACCAATGATTAACGGAGTATGGTTTTACATACTACATA